TGCGTTTTTTCCAGAGATCAAACGACTGCGCCTGACGTTGTCGAGCGACGGCCTCCGTCTTCTCGTATGCGGGGAACGTGACGATGGATCCTTCGTAGAGCTTGACCTCCAGAATCGTCCAATGCTGTGCTCCATCCGGAGTTGTGACATAATCCTCGCGGACGATATCAAACCCGACCGAGCACTGGGACACGTCGCCGCGCTGAACTCGTGCGTACAGGTTCATCGCGTCCTGGTCGTTTTCGTTGATCTCTACAATGCCTTTCAGACCGTAGTTGTCGATCGACAGCGTCAGCGTTCCGGACTTGGTGCGGCCCAGCACCTTTGACGGGTCATGATTCACCAGGCACCGGACATCATCGTTTATCGCGCCATCGAATGCATGCGCATCGAAACTTTCTGTCGCGCCCGGCCAGAACTCGTATGTGTCGCCAAACACGGCAAAGTAAGCCTCGATCGTTCGTTTGCCGTTCGCTTCTTCCGCGCGAAACTGAGTCGCGTTAAAGCTGCGGTATTGCCGATCGGGGACACGGATGACGTTTTCACCGTTCATTCGCCGTCTCCTTTCTTGCTGGATTGCTCCAGCTTTTTCTGTTCGCCTATCTTTGTATATGGGATATAGTTTTCCAGCACGGCGAGCTCTGATAAACCATCCCGGGGATCATACCCCAACGAATCGCGGGCTTCGTTTCTGTCTATGATGGCTCGGTCCACCAGATTACAGTTCACTTCACCCATTTCAGCGTAGGAATATGCGTATAGCGAACGAGGGTTGAACCGGAAATACCAGTTCGGGGAAATGAGCAGTTTTTGTGTCAGCTCCTGTTCAATCGCACGCGCTATCGGTAACACGATGAATCGAATAAAAGCGTTGTACTCTTCCTGATCAAAGTCTCCCACGCCCACTAAAAATGGCGGCACGCCCACTATGGATGCGACCGCACGCTTATCAAGATTGATGCTGTCTATGATTGCGAGATCGTTGAGGTTCAGCGGAGCCACTTTCTCAATGGCGAACGCTTCTGCCGGGATGAACCACGGCCTCCCGCGTTCGGAGCTGTCAAGATATTGTTCCGACAGTTTCTTGCGGCCTTCCGGAGAAGCGAACTCTTCCGTTAGGCCATCTACCTTAACGATGATCGACGGAGCCGGGCTTTCCATCAGCGCAGCCGCCGTCCCTCGGGCACGCGCTAGCTGCGTGGCAACGCCGCGGAGCGAAACCGTATGCCCGCGTCCGTGCCACGGACGCTCTGGGTCGGGGTTGTGCACGAAATGCAGCAGCTCGTCATGCTCAAAATATCGGCCCCGTATCTGGATGCGATAACCATATTCAAGATCAAGAATCGAACATTTGCTCTGTGGAATCGGCTCGATATCGTCCAGCTTGTTCCCGGTGTAGTGTGGAATGTGCACGCTGTTCCCGCCGAGGAGCATGTCGCGCACGATCGTTTCTACCCATGCTTTTCGCGTTGTGTACTTGCACGGCGTTATATCGACCTTCCGGGATAGCTCGTTCTTGATCCGCTTGTCGCCGTCCTTTGCGTTTTCTTTGAGGTGCAACGTCATGGAGCTGACCAGATCGGCGATGCGCTGAATAGCGGTCTGGACCTCCGGGTTGTCCGACAGACGGGTGTACCCGACTATCGAACTGTAAGTGTCGGGACCGCATAACCACGTCAACCCGCTAACCGACCGCTCCTGCGTGGGCGCGCGTACTTTTTGCACTTTTTTCTTGGACATTTATTTAACCCTCCAACCATTTTGTGGCCTGTCGGCTGCGCTCGAGTGATTCCAGCATGCGGACGCAGGCAAATACAGACGCATCGAACACATCGATGCGTTGTTCCGGCTCGATTTTTTCATACTGAATCATGTCGTCCGTCTTTTCGATTGCGTGTACGTTTTGCACGCTATACTCAAACGGCTCGGCGTGGCAATAATAGAGCAGACCATTTTTCGCCTTGACTTCGATGTGCCGGAACCCCTCTGACTTTTTGTAGAAGTATTGCGGCTGGTCAGTGATTTTAAATCCGGCCGCTCGCATCCCGATGAAATACTCGCGGCAGAACTTACGGTCGTGACCGATCTCGGCGATAGCAAACCCTTTGCTTCGCATCTGCTTGAACCAGTTTACGACCTCCGCATGGTTGACCGTGGGCGCATTGCTCATGGTGAGCCAGCCGTCGTCCTTCCACCCGAAGAGCGGAATATTGTCCTCATCCGCCTTTCGGAACGCTGCGGTGATTGGAAACCAGCAGTGCGGAATTATAATGTCCACCTCGCCATACGTCCCATACAACGCAGCTGTAGTCAGATCGTGCAGTCGAGACAGGTCGGCGCCTCCATACCATTTGACCGGAAACTTCGCGAGTTGCTCGATCGTCCAGTCGTACTGCGCATCGCTGAGCCGGAACTCTTCAACATCGAAATATGCCTTCATGGCCGAGGTGAATATGTTCAGACGCTTGGCTAAGAAGTCTTTTCGCTGCTGCGGATCGTTCTGCGCCTGTATCGCGTCGTCCATGATCTCGGACGGACGGATGGACACACCATAATTTGGGTTTGCTTTCTCGTGCTCAACAGCGTTTATAAAATCAACATCACCCTTACCGTCCTCATCCGCTTTGCAGATAAAAATGAACAGCTGCTCGTCCGGGCACGTCCGGTTCAGCACCCGGCGACAGTATTGTAGCCGCTGATAGCAGAATCCGGTCGGGTTGTCACCCGCCGTCGTTATTCCAATGCAAAGGCGATTGTTATATGCTTTCCCGGATTCTTTGATGACGTTATACTGTTTCGCGCTCTTGTACGCGTGCAGCTCGTCGCATATTTGGATGTTCGACACGAGCGAATCTTGCTTGTCGGGGTTGGCCGCCAGCGCTTCGATGCGAAGCGAGCCGGTAACCCGACCGCGATCATAGAACGTTCTCGATATCGAATGCTCGGCGTTGTTGTCCAACACGCGAAATTCTCGCAGCTCTCCCATTTGCTCGAGGTTGAAAAGAATATGGTCGAACGCCTGTCGCGCTTGCTTCAGCGCAGCGCCTGCGATATAAATGCGGGATCCACTTCTGCGCTCGAGGAAAGCTAAGGCCAATGCAAGAGCCGCGGAGAACGGCGTCTTGCCGTTCTTCCGCGCAACAAAAAGGAACGCCTCTTTATATCGGCGCTCCTTCGTTCCTTTCAGTCGAAAGCCCAGCAGGTTGTAGACGATGAACTTCTCCCACGGTTCGAGCAGTAGAGGTTTGCCGAGCAGCGGCTCCCCGCTGATTGATTCTCCTTCTTTGTGCGACACGCATGTCTCAATAAAGCGAATCACGAATTCCGGATCCTTGCAGTCAAAATCATATGCGGGGTTCTCGAGGTCGCGGAAGAACCGCTCGCATTCCTGAATCTTCTCGCGGCAGGCGATCTTCTGCCCGTCCAATATGCTTCGCGCATACTCTACTACAAGATCATAATTCGTCGGCTTCATTTAAAAACTGCCCGAGCTTTGATTGTCCGCCGGGTTCGCCACACGGCGCTCTTCGCGTTGATGGGTCCACCTGACCAAGATACTGCTTGCCCAGCCAGATCGCCATGCTGGGTGTGCGCTCCGCTAACTTGAATTGCATTCGCAGCAGGGACGCTTTTCCAAATGATCGAAAATGCCCCTGCACCTTATCAAAGTTCTGTCCGTAATTTTCTCTGACCAGACGGTCCAGCGTCTTGTCGGTCACCTGCATGACAGCGCAGATTTCAGTTTTCGTGCACTGGATTTTGCATAGCGCTTCAAACTGCTCCTTGTCTTTGCCGGACCATGTTTTTCGTGGTCTGCTCATGCCGATCACCTGCGCCCTTCCGTGATTTTTAAACCCCCTGTAGCGGGGTGAAAACCCCCTGTTTTCAAAGCTCCCGTTTCTCAGGTGCTTAATCGTTAAATCTGCCTTAATATCAATCGAATTCCAATCTTGTGCTCGTGAACTCAATAATGGTCAGTTGTTCGGTTATTCCGTACACCCCTTTCATTCATCGCGCATAGTTGGAAAAGCCTTCGGCCGCCGGTTGCCAGCACTTCCGTTTTCGTCGCGTTTAGGGGGGGGGGATCAGAAGCTTCTCCCTCCCTTTTCAGGGTGCCTTTTGTTGTGGCAAGCATCGCAGAGTGCTCTACCGTTGCTTAATACATATGCAAGCTCCGGTCGCTCAGTGATTGGCTCCATATGGTGCGCTACTACCGCGGGTGTGTTCTTTCCGTATCTCTTGCAGTCTTCACACAGATACTTGGCTTTCCTCAAAACATCGTCCGCCCATTTACGGTGGCGACGCTTGTAGTACGATGCGTTGCCTGGCATGTGTATGTCTCCTTTGGTGCACGTGTCATCACTGCAGTATAATGCTTCGTCATCATCTATGGACTTATCGCAGCGGACGCATTCGTTACCGTGTACGATCCTGCTCATGAGCGTGCTTTTCCGTATGTGCCGCTCTGGTGCATTTTGCATTCGCGCATTTCATTCTGCAGACGCTTGATGTACTTGCCAAGGTCTCTGCGTTGGAATCCGCTCGCGCGTTGGTATTCCGCTCTTGCTTGTTTGAGTTTTTGCTCGTGTCCAGCAATATCAATCATGGATCAGCACCGCCGTTTCTCCGGTGAACTTCTCCCACCGGTCGATGATCACGTCCACATATCGCGGGTCGAATTCCATCATGCAGCATACACGTCCGTTCTGCTCCGCTGCCATGATGCTCGTGCCCGAGCCGCCGAAGAGGTCGAGAGCGATATCCCCCCCCTTGGTGTTGTTCTTCATCTGGTAATCGAACAATGGGATTGGTTTCATGGTCGGGTGCTCTTTGCTCCGCGTCGGCCGGTCGAACTCCAGCACGGTCGTCTGCTTGCGGTCGCTCGCCCATAGATGCCCGGCTCCTTCTTTCCACCCGTAGAGGCACGGCTCGTGCTTCCACTGATAATCTTGCCGGCCCATGACCATGCTGTTCTTTACCCAGATCAGGCATTGACGAACGGTCAGCCCGGCTTCCCGCACCGCAGCGCGGAAGATGTATCCGTTCGAGTCCGCGTGCCAAATATAGAAAACCGCGCCCGGCTTCAAGTGCTCCTGCGCGTTGGTGAATGCTTTCACAAGGAAATCACGGAACGACTCATCCGATTGCGCGTCGTTCTCAATCGTGAGCTCTTCCTTCGTCTTGCCTTTGTAGTCCACGTTGTACGGTGGATCGGTCAGCAGCATATCCGCCTGCGCTCCGTCCATGAGCAGAGACACGTCCTCCGCGCTCGTGCTGTCCCCACACATAAGCCTGTGCCGTCCGAGACGATAAACCTGTCCGACCTTGCTCTGCGGTGTGGTCGGCAGCTCCGGTTCGTAACCATCGTCGAGCGCTTCTGTTTCTTCCTCGGGCATTTCAAATCCAGTCAGGGTAATGTCAAACCCGAGATCGTCCAGAAATTTGAGCTCCTCGCTTAGCAGGTTCATATCCCACGTCGCGTGTTCCGCGAGCCGGTTGTCTGCGAGCATATACGCTCGGCGCTGCGCTTCGGTCAGGTGTTCTACAAAGATGCACGGCACGGCAGCCATGCCTTCCGCAATTGCTGCCGTGAGCCGCCCATGCCCTGCTATAATCTTTTTGTCCCTGTCGATCAGGAGCGGATTCACGAATCCAAACTCCCGCAGCGAACGTCTCAGTTCTTTGATCTGCTCGTCGCTATGCTTGCGAGCGTTGCGCTCGTCAGGCTTGATCTCCGCAACCGGAACGATCTCGAATTTATCGGTGATGTGCATGTTGCCTCCCACGTAAAAAGCAGGCCGCCACTTCTGGCCGCCTGCAAGTTGCATCTTCACTTGCATACACTATATCATATTTATTTATCACATTCGTCACAGATTATGAACAATTTGTGAAGTAACGAGCCAGCGCCATATACGCCCTGTTGTAACTGCGCTGTCCGTAAACGCGGCGCGATACCTCTCTCCAGTCTTTTCCATCGATGTACCGATACCGCACTATGCATCGTATTTTCGCGTCGCGCACTGTATCTAACCACTGTTCAATCTCGATTGTTTGCGCAAGAACTCTTTCATGCTTGCGTCGATACTGTGCATTAAGAAATGATCGATACCGGATACTTTTAGTTGATATACCTTCGATGCGGATCGTGTGCGCTGTAAATGGGTGCTCCGGCATTGATCCGCGGACCGTGTCGCAAACAACACTCACGCGATTGCTCGTCTGAGTTATTCGGCGTTTGAGGTCTGCGCACTCTTCTTTCGCATAGCGATATTGATCCAATTCCTCAATCGTCATGTTGCCCCCTCAAAAGCTTTTCTATACAGTCTGCTGCTTTATCGTATAACACTTGCGGTTTTCGCCCGATATGCCGAGGGCGACGTCTGGCTTGTTTTCGAAGCAAAGCGACAAGATCATACGGCGTTGGATTTGATTCTATTAAAAACACTTGTATTGGGTCTACATCGTCTTTGCCGGGAATGATCGTCCGGGCAGCACAGATCATGTTGACTATTGTTATCACGTCGCTCTCTTCCGGATTATCCATAGCGCTGACTACTATTGGCAATCCAAACCGCTCGCAGACCGCATCGCGCAATCTATCCAAATCACCCAGGCGCATGCTTGTCATCCTCCAGAATCAGGTCGCATAAAGGTTTCATGTAGTCGCAGAACCTTTTAGCTTCTTGCGCGACCTTTCGTGCAACGCGATGCTCTCCATCATTGAATGATGCCGAGTATGCGACATTCTCTTCTGCCGCCTTCAGACGCTCAGTGCAAGAGGTTCTGCAGGCCTCCGCTGCGCGTATGATCTCTGTCGCCTTCATCCACCGCCTCCTCCGCCGCCGATAACGCTCAGCCTGCCGCAACTTTTACAGATGAAATGGCTTGCGATCCCGTCGTTCGCCTTATCTAACACCATGCATCCGCACCTGCATTTGATTGGTTGTTCTATTTGGGATATCATTTGTGCCCATCCATTTCCGCCCGTAGGCTTCTATTCTCATCCATTAATTTCCAGTAAGCTTTTCTCCAATGTTCAATCTGGTGCGGTTTTTCTCCAAGATCTTCGATTGGATGCCCTTTGTAAAAAGAAATGGTGTGCTGCAGACGTTGGCGCTCTCGCCGCAGCTCTCCGATGGTTTCCTTGTTTTTCTTCCGCTCTTTTGCAAGCTTGGTATCAATAGTCTCGTTCTCGTATACGGCCATCAGATACCGATCGGCATCTCGAGACAGCGACCGAACCATTGACCGCATAAGAACGTCAGACGGAATAGTGAGCTCAACCCGCTTTGGTTTCTTGATGACAGATCCGCTCAAATGTGTATACCCATACCCATGGGTTTTTATCCCAGCCATAGCCGCGCGCAGCGTTGAGCTTGTCCCAAAGTTCGTGGAATAAAAACTGCGCGTATGTCAAGTTCCAATTCCTAATACCTTCATGTGTTTGCGGATCTGGGTTATTGATGTCGTTGTCGCAAGACAATCCCTCGGCCATAACATCCACTACGGTGATGTCCTGTAACCGCTCGGCGCGAACGGCGGTGACGCGCAGGAAGATTCGCGCTGCCTCCTTCGGCATAAAGATCGACGGACGCCATTTGAGTTTATCGTCGCCATCCGGTTCTGGACAGTCGGTAGCCCTGTAGATGTACCCTCCAGTGTGGATGCGCTGCTCGGTTTCTGGCATCCAAGTCTCCCGCACCCACATAACGTCGCCGACGCCAATCGGTGCATCGTCTACGGTTGGATAAGCTTCTGCCATGCCTTCTCGATACGACCCGACGAGAACACCCAACGCATCGAAAACGAAATTGTCAACAATGCTTTGCTTTATCACGCGCCGCGTCATGGTCTTCTGCCCGGCAATAATTGCCTGTACCATGGGCGTGCTAAACAGGATTGGTTTTAGCATTCTCTTTCTCCATTTCTGCCCGCAGGCTGTCCTTGATGTAGTAGGTCAGGCCGCGCCGCTTGCAGATTTCCTCTGCTCGGTGGCCGAAGGTTTTCCAGTCGATGTCAGATTTGTGATAGTTCAGCTTACCGATCTTGACCTCGACGCACCCAAGAACAACCTCGAGCTCTGTCAAAACGTTTTCTGCATCCAAAACCGGTTCAAACGAAATCCACGTCTTTATTCCGCAATGATGCGCTGTAAATAGCGACGAAAACCTTTCGACTGCATCTGCCGCCCACGGTTCTTGACTGGTGTTTCCAGAATAGGAAATCCCAAAGCGGTCATTCTCGTCCAGTAGGTCAAAGTCACGCTCTGCCGTGAGCCCGCCCTTCGTCAAAATCTGGATGTGATTTCCCGCGGCTTTCAGTAGTTTGATGATCTCCCGCGTTGCTGTGGTGTCTACGCCCATCGGGTATGGGTCGCAGGTGAAGCATAGGTGTATCAGCTGTCCGGTGATCTTCTCTTTGTCCAGCTGCTTGCGGACTTCCTCGACGATGCCGGGGCGCGGCTGGACATCGGCGTGAAATGCTTCGCGGGTTTTGTGCAGTACGTTCGGTGCGAAGCAGTAGAAGCATTCATGCGGGCAGCCTGTGTAGATGTTCAAGGCGGGATCGCCATACTCTTTTGCGCGCCCGGCAGGTTCATAGATCGGTGGTTTCATTCCTCGCCCTCCTGCGCTCCGCGCCACTTCCAGTCGGCGCAATCGATACAAGATGCATGATCGAAATCAACGAAGCTGCATTGACCGCCTAGCCAACAGGTATGCACGTTTTTCCCGAACCGCTCCCAGAAGCACCGCCAGTTCCAGCGCAGGATCGCGCCGAGCTCGGTTCGTGACTTTACGGGCATACAGTCATCGCAATAACATCCGACGTAGCACCGAAGTTTGCAATTTACGCCGTATTCGTCCCAATATCGAAACCACTTCCCGCACCTCGGACAGATCATAGGCTTAATCATGCGCGTCACCGTCCTTGCGCTTGCCCATGTCAATAATGTGCTGTAGGTGTCTGTCGGCGCGTTGCTCCCGCGTTTCTTCCTCATTCGCTTGCCAATCAAAACCGATTGTCGCCTCGTCGATAAGTGCGTACAGGTATGTCCTTATACGATCAGCCGCAAAACCGTCCATGATCCCCTCGTCGATATCGCATGCCTCAACGAAGTTTTTGAGATCACGCGCCGCATCGGGTTCAAACGTCGTTCTCTTTGCGTTCTCCACAACGTCTGCGGCATGGATGCGTTCGATAGCATGCACTGGAACAACCCAATACGGCTCGTCTGCGGCATGCACGAGTGTTTGGTGTATCAGCGCATCTTCCCGCTTGATGTAATCACTCATGGCTGTTCCTCCTGCGTCTAATGGGCATAAGCCAACTTTGTATTCCTGACAAATCCCGCCAATAGACGATGCGCAGTGCGGGTTGTCGCATTTTGTTCCAAGCATTCGCGTCATTCTCCCTTCTCCGCAAGCGCGGCGGCTAAATGAGTTTCCCGCCGTGCTTGTATGGGCGGTTCAGGTTGTATTCGTGTTTCTTTGCGATCAACGCGCCGATGTCGATCCCTTCATAGGCGCACGTGTCGAGAATTCGGATGATGCAGTCGGCGAGTTCGACGCCTACGCCCTCCGGTTTCTCGTTCGGCTTCCATTCGTTCGGGTCTTCTATGTTCCGCGTGAAAATCGACGTTTCACGGGCGACGTACTGCGTCGGCGTTCCGTTTCTGAATTCCTCCAGCGCCTCCGAAAGCTCCGATACCATCAGCATCAGACGTTCCGGCAGTGATGGAGCTGCAACATAGAATCCATGCTTGACCGCGTTCTGGTGAACTTCTGCCGCCATTTCGTTGGTGGCGCTGATAAAAGCTTGATAGTCCATCTATTCCGCTCCCTCTCCCGCGCGCAGCGGGTTAAATGCTCTCGGTGATGTGCGCAACCTCAAACCCGTCAGGCGTTTCTTTGATCGCCCTGGCGCCGTCTTCGGTGACCTTGGCTGCATACTGGCACTTCGGGCAGTCGCATCGCACTCCGCCTTCGCAGTGCTTGTATGTGTTTGCCAAGATGTGCGCGTCCTCGCAGTTGAGGTTGTGTTTCGTGCAATACAGTCCGCGGCGTTTGATTTTCTTCATGCTGCCTCCTAGTATTCAAATGCAAATGTGCATCCGTGATTGTCGTATGGGGCGTTTACCATCTGCAGGCAACGTTTTCGCACAGCCGCCTCGCTGAGATAGTTTTTCTTCGCCGCCTCGGTGATGCTGCCGTACGCATCTACGATCTCGCCTGAAGTGGTGATCTTGATCACCGGCTTTCGCCGAGCGTTATTGATGCCTGTCCGGTGGTGGTGCTCCGATTTGCTCACCCATTCGAGGTTGCAAGCACGGTTGTCCGTATAAATGCCGTTTTTATGCCACACGAACGGCTTGTTGTGCGGGTTTTTAATAAACGCTTCTGCCACCAGATGCGCAACCGTCTTGCAGACCTGACGTTTCCCGCCGGGGAATCTCACCATCACCACATTGCCGTTATCCGTTTGTTTGATGGCTTTATAGTCAGCCGTGCGCCGGATCTCGCCAAGCGCGTTGACCTGATAGCACTCAAAGCCTTTGATCGTTACCCATCTGTGCATGGTGCCTCCTCAAAACAGCTGCAGCGAAACGGCGGGATCCGCATGAAGAACGGGGATTTCGGATTTCTGCAGTAGGGACGTGGCGCCTGATAATCCTTTGCCGTCCAGCTGCGCTTGTCGGTTATGATAGATGCGCAAAATTGGCATCGCGGCTCATACATGACTTGGTTAATTTCAACTCTGGATTCTCCCATCAGGTAATCCTTTCTGCGCAATATTCTTCAAACACACCGGGGAGATCGTTTTGAAGCGCTCTTGCTTGCTTCGCATTCAGAATGAGCACACCACTTCCGGCGATAGCTATTCGCTTTTTGTCATTGGGATGCGCCAAATAAAACAACCCGGTTGCTCCACCCTGAATCGGTATTGCTCCGATTTCCGCTGCAATAGCGTCAATGTTGTCCTCGGTAATTTTAACCATGCGCTCCCTTTCCGGCCCTGAAATCGTCATACGATCGCACATCTCGCACGAGCCAGTCATCCGCTATGGTCGCAAGGTAGGCGATCGGGTCCCTTGCGTCCATAGCCAGCAATACGGCTTTCCGGACCGCCGGAATTTCAACGCGTTGCATCTTTCGCGCCAGCCGGATTATTTTCTGCCAGTCCGGTTCGTTATGGCCGGCCACCTCTTTGAGCATGCGGTCGATCTCATACGCACGCGCGCCGATAGAGCATTCATTACACTTAGTATTATCCGTTCTATCGTGATCGAATAGACGGGAACATTTGCAATCATTTGATATCAATTGATCGCATTTGATATCAAGCAGGTTATCCACAGGGTTATCCACACTCGGAGCAGGGTATTTACTCTCTTTTGCGCGCTGTTGTTGGTAGGTTAGCCAGCTCATAAGCCGCAGGTACGGTCTTCCATCTACGAAGTAGAGGTCAATAATACCCAGGGTCGATAAACCTTTCAGACCGTCTTCAATCGCTTTTTCAGTCACGCTTTCGAGTGGATACAATGCTCCTTTGAGGATATTCAAGCGCCCGTCGAGCCGCCCGAAATCATCCGCCGTCACAATCAGCCGCCAAAAAAGATCACGCTGGAACAATGACATACTCTTGTAATCTTCGCTTCGGCAAATTTTGTCACTGATTTTTCTTGTCGGCATTCTTCACCTCATCCGCATTCTTCTTGGACATGAATACTGCAACGACGATTATAATAATTGATTCGACGCTGAGTGTCGCGAGAATTCCCAACACAAATAGATTTATGTACATGACCTCACCTCCTTCTCTCGTTTTATTCTGTTCTACTCTACTCTTATCTTCTCTAATCTCTTCTGCCGCGTTACCGTGTGTTACAGTAGCGTTACCGTTCGCGTTACATCCCACAAGTAGCTTTTGATTTTCTCGATGAGCAGCAACTCTTTGGCGCGTTTGCTCTCGATGATGCATCGTTCTTTACTCTTCCGGTGCGCTTGCTGCTTGGTTTTCATACCCGCTATCGTCTCTTTGCAGCTTAGGCGATAAGAATTCGATTTCATCCGCAACAACATCAAGCGACATGCGCGTTGTGCCGTCTTTTGCTTCATACGTGCGCGCCTGCAGCTCGCCTATTACCGCAACCTTGCGACCTTTTGCGAGATACCGACCGCAGCTCTCCCCGAGCTGGCGCCACGCGTTGATGCGAAAGAAGTCCGTCGGGCGCTCACCATCCGGCACCGAAAATTTGCGGTTGACGGCGATCGTGAACGTTACGACAGTGACTCCGCTGTTCGTCGAACGCACTTCGGGGTCGTGCGTCAAGTTTCCGATCAGGGTGATTTTATTCATTGCTTACCTCCAAATGTGCGCCAGAACCCCGTTTTCGTGGGGGGTGGGGCTATTGCGTGTCTAGGGCGAGGACTTGTTGCGCTGAAATCGAGTTTAAACCGCCGCATTTCGCATTCAGCGCGCCATGATCTCCCGCCATTATCCGTACTTGCTGTATCGGACGTTGATTTCGTCCAGATTCGGGTAGTGGCCGCGCAGGTAGTCGCGTGCTCGATCGTACATGGCTTGTCGCTCTTCTCTCGTGCCGTGGTCGAGTTTGGTGTGGCATTTGTTCTCGGTAAAGTCAGTACATGCTGTGATGACGTTTTCGACGATTCCGAGACCGTTGTCAGAGCGCGGGACAACGTGAGCTCTAGACGTTACGTTGCACATGTTCCCGCAAAAGATGCACTTGCCCTTGTCGCGACGCCGGACTTCTTCTTCGACCGCCGCGGTGATCGCGCAGGCTTTAGCCCGTCGGCTCGAGAGTTTCTTCATGCTTCCTCCGGATCAGATACATGTTGATGATGTACGCAAGCCCGGCCTGTATCTCGCTGTAGCCGTCCTCGCGCAGTGCTTCGAGCAGCTCGGCCTTTCGCGTTTCCGGTAGCTTGCACCTGACGGTAGGGTCTGATGGCTGCTTTTCTGCCGGGCGCGCATCTTCGGGCGTGATCGGGTCATTCGGGAACGCCAGCTGCATCAGCCTGCGCGCGCGTGGAACGAGGCACAGCGCGTACTTCTCTGGCTTTCGGGCAATGCTCAGCGTTTGTTTCGTCACGCCGTCATAACCGTTGGCATGCAGCACCGCGATGCGGTCTTTATCCTGTACCATAAAGATCACGCTCCCTGTTGATAGAAGTAGACCACTGCGCCGGTGCTAGATCGATCGGCGCGAAGTTCGCCAAATTGGATCATTCGATTAGTGAATTTCAATACAGCTTCTGCGCCAAGCTTGATACCGCAATCGCTCTTCAGGCGATTCACGATGCCGGTCGTGCTTATGCGCGGGTTTTTCTTGACGATCTCGGATATCATATCCTCGATCTCGTCTGCTCCTCGGTGAACCATAACTACCTCCTGTTTGCAGTCACATCGTTCTTCGGGGTCGAGGTTTGCGCCGCAATGCTCGCAGCGCTTGTATAATGCCAACCGGATCACCTCCTATACAGTCCGGGTGAGCTATAAGCTCGGTGTACATGACGATGGTTTTTCGCGTGAGTATCGCGCGAAAGAACTCCATGATGGTGCCGGGGCTTTTATGCCAGTCCGGCAGCATACAAAGGATTTCACAAACGTCGAGCATCGCAAGGGTCACCTTCATGTATTCGCGGTGCGTGAATCCGCTTTTCGGAAGCACCGCGGGGTTCATCACCGCGAAGTCGAGTCGGCGAATTGCGGTGGCTGCAAGCGCGAATTTCTCCTCGTATAACGGATCGCTCGAAATCGCGCCGGCAAGATAAAGGGTTTTTTGTTTTTGCATCTCAGTTCTCCTATTTGAATTGACTTGTATCGCAGACAACCCGCCAGTCCTTGTCATAGACCTTGCAATAGCGGCCGTCTGCGGAGTAACTAAGGTAGATGCCCGATGGCGGTGTGTAGCGGTATGATCTGTCCCCCGTTTTTGCCAGAGACCATGAGTGCGTCGCATACTCGGCGATCAGCTTGCTTTGCCTGTAAAATTTGCAGTCGGGCCGGTAGCCGCCGAAATCGCCCGAGAGCAGCACATATCGCACCGTGTCGCGAAAGCCGGGGTTGATCGTCCTGTTCTGCACCACTTCGCAAGCGACGATCTGCGTCACCATCGTTGCCCGGCTTGGTACGGTCGAGTGATGGTACCGCGCGAGGCACCTGAGCTCGCCAGCGTCATACTCGGCTGCCGGAGCCATCGCGGGGGTTGCGGTTGGCTCCGGCGTCGCGGCCCGCGGCGCGGGGGTCAGGCGCGGGGGCTCGGCGGTAGGTATGGTGCTGATGATCTCCACGGAGGGCGCCGGGGTCGGCGCAGGCGTTTCGTCGGGTACAGCGGCGAGTGCGTAAGCGTGCGCGCCCATGAGATAAGCGATCTCGCCCAATGCGACGATGCCGAGGAGGAGCGCCACCACCGACCGTTTCATTGGTCGTTCCCCACCGCCGTTTTGCAGTGCAGATGCAGCTGAGTAGAAACCCAGCCTTGCGCTATTAAGCAAAGGAGGCGCATAAGTTCCAGCATCACCGGATGTGGGATGCTGACAGTGTCTGGTGCTGCGTTCTTGTCGAGAATAAAGGGATCCGCAACCTCGTCATCGCCAGAGAAGTACATATTCAGATATGTTCCGGTGGCGTTGCGCATCATGCCGTAGTCGTAGAGGTTGCCCTTGGCATCGTGCAACGCCGCGCCGAGCGCAGCGATCGGCCCGAAGATTGACAAGGGCGCACGAATCGTGATAAAATCATCGTAGGGTTTTTCTTTGTCCGGCAACGACGCTCCTATGTCGCCCGGACTTTTTGTTTGTTTCATCTTTTTGTACCTCCATTTATTTTTTATTTAGGCGTTTTGCGATGGGCCGGACGGTATCATATCCGCCCTCGGACTTTCGCGCGGGTTGCGCCACCGCGTGGAGTTTCCTTTGCCCATCGCAAAGCGCCCTGAATAATGATCGCTTTTTTCGTTTCGTATAAAGCAAGAGCAGAATTTTCAGGGTAATTCTTTCGAGTAATTTGCGTGCGTCGTTCATGCTGCCACTCCATACTCTCTTTGTTTGTGATATAATCGCCGCGAAAGGCGGTGTTAATATGGAAAAATTGACGTTCTTGCCGGACCTAACAAGTCTCGTGATCGCTTGTACAGCTTTACTTGGTGTGCTTTTTCCATTCATTCATGAATTTTGGCGGAAAAAGCAAGAGCTTCAAAAAATACGCTATGAGGCTTATTACCAGCAACTATCAATCGCTTTCGGCCGGTTTGCTGAGGCTTATGGCAAATATCGCGGTAGCAGAGTTCTTGAATATCGCTCAATCTTTTTTTCGGCTCTTACATATGCAACGCTTTTTTCCGACTTGCTAACGCGCCAAGCTCTAACCCGGTTGAAAGACAGCTTCGATATTACCGGAGGGTTTATTGATACTGCTGCTTCCGATGCGCTATACGAAGAATGCATCACGCTAATGAGCTCGTTGCTCGATAATGCGAAGTCCGACATAAAGCGCAACCGTTAGAATCCCGGAGGCCAAGGCGAAATATGCCAGAAAGCCAGTCTGTCTACCTTTTGCTGCCCATATAACCCCAGACGCGAAGTAAGAAATAAAACACGTAATATAAACTGCAAAAACAATGTAGTAGGCGTTGAGCATCTTAGATAACCTCATCCGAATCAAATTTTTGAAAACCGCCTCGTAACTACCCGATCAGATACCGGATGATCGGAAATGCAACTATCCATGCCGCTGTCAGCGCCATTATGATGATCAGTGCCTTGCTCATTGGTTATTCTGTCTCCTTTAAACTCGCCACTTTTTTGAAGCGTTGCGGTTCGGTTTTGCCGAAGCGCTGTTCGCCCATTCTGCTGCGGAGCGCACGACCACCCGGCCATCGGGCGCCGTTGCTATCTTTCCGTCGCCGATGAGCTTGCCGAGGTAAGTCACGCTGACGCCAAGCATCTGCGCGGCCGCTTTCTTCGCGAGGGTTTCGCCCCAGGTGCGCACCCACTGTTCGCCGATCGAGCTGCTATCCTTTGCTGCGCGGAGCTTCGAAGTGATCTGCCCGACCGCGCTGGTAACCGCGGCCAGCCCCTCTACCGCCGAGGAAAGCTGCTGCTGCAATTCCTCAAAATCTACTCGTGCCGTTTCCATGGTTGTCTCCTTAGGCTTCGTGGTATAATCACCTCGAAAGGCGGTGTTTCTATGAAAATCAGCAAAAAGAAGTACATGGTCCTCAATCTTGCTTTAGCAGTCCAGCATGAAGAGTTGGAAAAAAACAAACTCATTCTTACAACTGCTATCGGCGTTATCGTTGGTACGCCGGAGATTCCTAAAGATGATGGCGACGCCGAATCGAAATCCATTGATGAATCATCAAGTTCTCAAAGTATTGCGATCAAACTTATTGACGTGGTCTCGAAAAATTACAAAGAAGCTACTGGCGTAGAAGAAGAAGCAAAAAGTGAAAGCGATGGCTTCATTCTTCTTAAGGACGTAACGATTAAATCAAGCTCTGCTCAATTCAATCTTCCAGTGCTCGCGGTTTTTTACGACCAGATCATTGGGGTTACCATTGGCAATATCTAACTCAACATTGGTTGAAGACTCGTCAGCTTGCCGATCTCGTAGCGCCACTACGAGATCGGCAATTTCCTTTGCTTCTCCAGAAATTTCAACTTTTAGCATTTCGATTCTCCTTTGTTTTATGTTTAGTTCACGCTTGTTCCGCCTTGATATTGCGTGGTGAAAACTTCGCGTGATATACTGTTACTGCCCTTATGGCAAAGAAGGGAGTGTTGCACTTGAGTAACATTTTGTCTTTGCCCCAGTACCTGAAGTAGTCGTGCTTCTGATCTCCAAACTGAACGGATGTTACCCCAGCAAATGGTTTCGCCCCACCGAAAGAGGGCGCAGGTGTCGTCGGCCTGGGTTTGAGCATTGTTAGCACAACTTCCATGCGAGCGATCGGGGCAATATCAATGCGGGTTACCGCCGCATAAGTCGCATGGGCTGCGAAGGAACGACATTGCGTGATGTCGCTGCGGGAGAAGTAGTTCCCGCGGTGCAGCGGTCGTATGGCAAACAAGTGGTGGGCTGCCGATTCGTTCACGCAAACGGATCGGCAGTTTCTTTTGCGGTGTGCAACGCATAATGCCGACAAGTTTGTTCGTTAGGCGGTTTTCTCAGTGTTTACCGGTACATGCTCAGATTGCTCGACATATGCTTCGAGCTTTCCGATTACCTTCCCCCGCTGAAACGGGTCGGTTACCCGGCGAAACAGAGAAAGTACGCGAACAACCTGCTCTTCTTCTGGCAGGTTTGCGCTGTTTGTCTTCTCCATAACATACACTCCTTCGTTATGTTTTTGTAGCTACACTTTATCATTTAAAATTGTAGCTGTCAATACACTCAATAAATAAATTGTATTTACAGAAACAATTGTTAATGATATACTTCGCTTATAAAGGGAGGCGCTAAGAATGACTTTAGGTGAAAGAATAAGAGCGGTGCGGTTAGCTCAAAACCCGAAATTAAGCCAGACCGCGTTAGGTGAATTTACAGGCGCAACAAGACCGCAAATCGCTTCATACGAGCTTGACTCGGTCGTAGCCCCGGATTCCTATCTGCAGCTGCTCGCGTTAAAGTTTGGATATTCTTACGCGTGGTTAAAAGACGGAATCGGAGAAATGGAAGCTATTCCGACAGACGTGCAAACACTTGACGCCATCGAGCGCATACTTGAAGGCGAGAATGAATTTGTAAAGTTTGTTTTTCGTAAAGCCGCTAAGTTGGACAAATCTGTCTGGGATGCGATTGAAACAGATCTTCGAGAGTATTTTGAGCAAAAAAAATAGGGCTTGCGCCCTATTATTGTGATCGTAAGAAAATGCGGTCCACCATCCAGAATACCCGCTTGATTGCTTCATCAGACAACTGATCTA